AGATTGTACCCAGTTCTTTGGATATCGTATTCTTAATCTAGGTAGGAGATTGTTAACAATAGTCCCACCTGAGAATGGATTAAGTGCCATTAGTAACCTCCATAACCACCTTGCTGCGGTGGATCATTTTGTGGCGGTGGTGAACTCGGTGGAGTTGACGGTGGTGTAGGTGTAGAAGGTGCACTTGGTGTTTCTGTTGGTGTAGATGGGTTGACAGGTGTTGATACAGGGTCAGCAACAGTTGGAGTGGATACAGTAGTTGTGTCTCCATCAGTTGTTGTAGTAGTATCTTGACCATCCACTAAATTAAATCCAGTATCTTGTAATGATGCATCTTCATCTTCATCTTTATATTTTATCATAGGATGACCCACACAGTCAATGTATTGTGTTAATGGTAACACGTTAGTCTCTTTGATTTCTCTAGGACTTGTATAAGTGTAGGATGTGCTTAGTTTTGCACCTGTTCCTTGACTGTCAACGATTTCTGGTTTTACAAAACCTAATACTGGAGTGTCTATATTCACACTAATTATCTTTCCATCTTTATCTGTAGTTGCTGTTCCAATTTGTTTTTGTTTATCACCAACACCAATGGTAATAACTGGATCTTTGTAGTTAGTTCCTACATTTGTAAGTTTTACTTCATCTAGTTTGGGTATGATATCACTACAATTTGCATACAATGCTTTTGCATCTTGAGGTATGATTAAAGTTGGAAACTTCTTATTAAAGTTTAGTGTAAACTCATGTCCAGATTTAGTTTTTAATTGTAATCCTACAACAAAATTTGGATTGAATGATGGATCAATAGTTGCTATCAACATAGAATCCTCGGAATAATCTGTATCAACCACTTGTAATACATCAGGGTTGCCCATAATGACTTGTTCCAAATACTCTCCATCATTGACAAACTGCTGCAGTCCTGCCTTTGGCACTTCGACTGCGTATTGTTCTTTAGGGCAGAATGTATCAGCAGGATCAAATCCATATCCTATGCCAGGATTAATAACATCTACAGACTCAACCTTACCATCTACAATGTTTGGTTTGAACTTAGCACCACCGCCTTCTGGTTCGTTACATGTAAACTGTGCTCTGACCTGTGCTTCTAATCCGACACCAGATCCTTTCTTTTGCATAAACACGCCAAGTATTTGTCCTATGTCATCTATGATAGGCAATGCCTTGACTGGACTTGTTGACTGTAGATTATCCCATACCATTTCTGGGAAGCATGGTTTCTTATTACGATTAGCACTAGAACAATTAACCGCTTGACTTGCTATATTACCACTTGAATCATAGAAATTAATACCCTCAAACTTCTCTAGAGGTCCTCGTGTATCAAATGATTTTTCTGATAATCCAGATGCTATACCAGCTGCACTGCTAAGATCTGATAAAGATCCACTCTTAGTATCAAATACCTTTTTAATTCCATTACGATCAACCACTGGCACAAATCCATTTTTAGGTTTACCATTACCAACAACTGACACAGAGTTGGGAGGTTTAACTTTATACTGATCTATTTGTTTCTGTGTTGCATCGTTACCTTTTGCTTTTGCACCAGTGCCAGTCTCAAATACAGATGCACCAATAGCACATGATAGTGCACCATCACAGAATAAATCTATGAAGTCTCCTACTTTATTAAGTAAGTTCTGTATTTTTTGTGCTGCACCTTTGATAGCACCAGTAACACCTTTTAATATACCTAATGCACCTTGTATACTATCCATCAACTTCTTCATGATTTCACCAAGGAAGTTTTGAACTAGACATAATGCAGCGTCTAATACGTTTTCTACTAGATCACTAAGCATACCTTTTATAAAAGCACCAAGTTCTCCTATCAGTTGTTTGAATAGACATGATACAAGATCACCAACATCTTTTAATTGCTTTCTGACTGCAGTGTCTAATTCTGGATTTGGAATACTAAGTTCATCTAAACCATCTTGCACAAGTTTGTTAGTCTCTTCCATGACTACGCCCTTGATGTTAGCAGTCAGTCCTGTAAGTTTTTTCTGTATACGTTGTGACATGATGTTTATCTCATAGTCCATATCAACGACAGAACCATCTAACTTGTTGATAAATTGATCTATGTCATTTTTCTCTACGCCACGAGCAAACTTCATAAACTCAGCGATAGGACCTTCTAATTTTGTAGCAGTCTCTGATCCACATTTACCATTACCAACTTGAACTGTGACCTTTTGCTTCTCAGTCGCTAGTTTCTGCTTTTCACTCTCCATTTTAGCAGGACCGCGTTCATTCTTATCATCAGTAGAATTATGCGTATGTCCATCATTATTTTTTGGTGCTTCATCTAAACCAGTTTCTTCATTGATCTCAACTGTGCTACCTGTATTTGGTGAGCTACTACCATCACTATTGTGATCTGGATACTCATAGTCAGGTGATACTAGTTGTGCAAACCCTTCTTCTTTACCACCTTCTACGCCATAACCTCCGCCAGGATTCTCATCAGCGAGAGTTCCCATAACAACAGGAATCTGTGCAGATGTGCCATCCATAAAGAATCCAATAACCCAACTGTTGATCTGCAATTGATGTATGGATCCCATACCAGATCTCATAGAATATATTGGTGGCATCAATACCTGTGCCCATGGTAGATCTGTTGTAGGGAGTTCTTTTCTATTTGGATTATGATATCCTACGATTCTAACCTTTACTTTGTTAGTCCAATCCCAGTCAGAATAATCCCAACCACCTAGTCCAAGTCTTGATGATGCATTCCAAAATCTTCTACCATCATTCTCTACCTGTCCAATCCACCAGTTGAACCCCTCTCTACCTATAAAATTAGCAATATTCTCATTCATCATGATTCCTCACCATCTGAGTCAGTAAACAACGTAAGTTTAGTAGTCATTTTATCTTCACTGTTTTTGTATGTTCTCTCGACCCTACCAATAACCCATCTACCAGAGTTAGCATAGTCTTGCTCTCTATCTCTACCACCTTTGTATATGTCTAATTGTACAACCTCACCAATCTCTAGTGAATAATCTGATACTAATTCTACAGTGCATTTTTTATTGTAAAATAATTTTTCCCTTAATGAGGATTGTGAAAGTTGCTTTGTAAAATCTCTTGAGTATATTCCTCTGGTAAACAATGCAGAGTCAGATATTTTAGACATGATCCTTGTATATGTGTTACTCCTATCAAATCCTTTATAGAATTCTGGTGTTTTGCGAGAGTTCATCAATGGAACACTTCTGTAATATTTATTAATGTTGAAGGGATATTCTCTATACTTCATGTCTCTCAAATCCAGTGTCATGGTATTACTTAGATAAGAACCCATGTTTAAACCCGCCAACAAATCACATGAAGATTCTACATTTACTTTTGATACAGATATAATACCTTTATCGTCTTCCTCTTCTAACTCTCCTCCCTCGTGTCCTGCGACAATTCTAGTGACAGGTGCTTTCTTTGCGAAAGAATCATAGGATACAAAATGATATCCTGATCTTGTTTCGTAAAAAGCATATCCTGCGGTTGCAGAGAACCCACTACCTCTTGCGGGTATTGCTCTTGCTGCTAACCATCTAATAGCAGTAAATGGATTCCAGTATGGTGATACAAATGAAAACTTATTTAACGTTGGTTCAAAATCTACAAGTCTATTTTTATCAATACCCATGAGATCTTGTAAAATCTCTTTTTTAACAATCCTATCTATCTTTGCACCACCACCTTTACCAAACCTACGTGATATTTTATTAGCAGCGTTATTTAAAAAGTCGGTTTTACATAATCTTATTACTGCTGATGACTTTCCACTTATATTTTTTCTATCTTGTATATCATAGATAACAAAATCTCCACCTAACTGTGTTTTTCCTTCACTGTCATCAATAACTAAGAAGACGTTTTCCATGCCAGTAAGTTGTGATAAGAAACCACTCTCAGTGTCTGTGATCTGTACATCCATGAGCATGGTAGCAGATCTTATATCCTCAATATACTGAACATACAATACCTGATTGGTTTGTATAGGAGGATAGTCAGCAATAAAGAATCCAACTATGTTAAAATTTGACTTCTGATTTACTGACATTAGAATTGCGATGTGTGGTTGTATACGTCAAGGTAGGGAGAATCAATAATCTCAGGTTGTGCAAGTTCACTGCCTTCTTGTGGAGAAGGGGGAGGAGGAGGAGTATCTCCCCCAGCTACTACTCCTGTTG